TGGCGCCGCTTGCACCTTTGGCTTGCTGAACAGTCCGCTCATGATGAACTCCTAGAAAATTGCGTATTCGGTGTGAGCACGCGGAGGCAGATCAGCCACATCGCGCGCGGGAATGGCGAATGTTAACGCCAAACTGTCCGCCCTGTCCGGGGATTTTATGCCCCGTTTCTTGGCGTCGTCTTTGGATTCCATCAGCATCTCCCCGCCACGGAACTCGTATTGCAGTGCAGTCAGGTCGGTGCCCAGATCGGGATCGTTGGGGATGGCCGCACCGTTTTTCAGGTACTCGCGCATGTCGCGCCACATCCGGGCGCGCAGGTTGTAGTTTTGCCCGTCGGACAGGCGCAGGGACGAATTGACGTCCACCACCTGCCGCTTGAACTCACGCCGCAGAATGTCGGCCACGCCGGAGCCGATGCCGATCGTGTCCACCGCGATCTGGCTGGGCGGCTCACCCCAGGCCTCGATCGCCTGCTTCACGCGGCCAGCCACATCCACCACGTCACACTGGCCAAAGACGATCTGCGGGTACACCACCCGGCCCTTGCGGAAGGTGATGCAGCTCTTGTCGTTGCCAAAGCGCGCCACGTCGACGCCCACCATCAGCGGGCCAATGGCCTGCACGTCGGCAGGGCCACGGCGCATGGCCTCGAGAACGATGGGGCCAGAGATCCATGCGTTCGACACCGACGCGGTGTAGTCGCGGTCGATCTCCTGCGCCACGATGACAGGGTCCAGCGTGGACTTCTGGCGCTCGTACCAGGCCGCGTCCTTGCGCGGGTCATCCTTCCAGTCGAACACGAACACCTTGATGCGACCGCCGTGCCGCTTGCGATAGAACGGGTTGCCTGCGCCGTTGGGCGTGGACACGTCGCCCTTGCAGTTGGACGTCTGAGACAGCGCCGCATCGATCGCGTCGGGCCGCTCGTAGAAGGCCGACTCATCCTTGAAGTAGATCGAGGTCCGGTTGCCTCGGCCGATGTTGTCGCCAGACTCGCCGACGATGGTCGAGCCGTTCTCGGGGTTGACGATGCGCATGCTGGGCGCATGGGTGCGCTCGTTGTACCCGGCAGGCAGCAACTCCACGGGCAGCAGGTTCAGCGTCTCGCGGATTTTCCAGAACAGCGACTTGGGGTCGCCCAGCTTGTCGACGTACTCCTCCTTGCGAGAGCCAAAGCCCACCACCACACCGGGATGGAACAGCCACATCCAGGTGGCGATCGCCACGCACAGCCACGACACGCCCATGTCGCGAGACTTCTCGCAGAGCCAGTCCTCACGGCCACGCCAGCGGGCCACCACGAAATCGACGAACTCGGCCTGCTTGGGAAACAGCAGGAACGGCGTCACCGCCTCGATGCCGCGCTCCACGTTGCGAGGGTCGAAGGTGCACAGCCAGTCGTTGATGAACTCGACCGGGTGGTCAGCGTAGAACGCCTTCAGCCCCGGCAGGATGCCAGGGTCGGCGCGCAGCCGCTGCAGGCGCTCCACGCGCTCCTGCCACACCGGGCGATAGTCCGGGTTTTTCCAGTCGAAATCGGCTGGCAAGCTCATGAGGCGTGCGCCAAGAAAACAAAGTAGCGCCGCACCAGGTAGCCACGCACGATGCTGGCCACGGTGAAGATGCAGGTGATCCAGAAATTCTGGGCCAGCGTGATGTCGTGGCCAAAAGCCGGGAGCACCACAGCCTGAATCACCATCGACACCACGAAGCCAATGGCAATGCTCACGCAGGTCTCGATCAGAGACATGCGGCGCGACTGCTGGACGCGATGGACAACGGCCCTGTCGGCAGCAATGGCCCGGGCGTCGGTGGCGTGGCGGTTGACAAATGAGGTCATGCCTTGCCCCCCAGCAGGCGCTTGTAGGCCTCGGACGGGTCCAGAACGACGGTGGCCTCGGTCTTGATGGCCCCGCCATCAGCACCGGTGTGCTCGAGCTCGACCTTCTCCTTGAAACCCATGCGGGCCTTGGACCACCAGATCATCGCAGTCGTGTCGCCACCCAAAGCCTTCTGCGCCAGCGTCTGGCCGACCTTGGCATTGATCTTGGCCTTGCCAGCAACCAGCTCCTCGCGGAAGTGCTCGTACAGCGAGTCGATCGAGATGCCGCCCATGGTCACGGCAGCGATCTGGTCGAGCGGCACGCCATAGCCGGACATGGCCTCCACCTGTTTGCGGTCGTTGTCAGACGGCTCCAAGGCAGGGCGACCAGCACCAGGACGAGCACCGCCAGCGTTGGCGCGAGGGCCTCCACGGCTCGGCGCCTTTTTACGTTTGGGTTTTTCAGCCGTCATCACGCACCTCCAGATACGCTTTGCGGCCCGTGTAAGCCTCGTAACGACCCACAATCACGTCGCAGTAGCCGGGGTCGAGCTCAGACAGACGGGCACACATTCCGAGGCGTTCAGCGGCCATCAGCGTCGATCCGGAGCCACCGAACAGGTCCAGCACGATGTCGCCAGGGCGGGCATTGTTGCGCAGCATGCGCTCGATCAGCGCAACGGGTTTCATGGTCGGATGGCCATCGGAGCGCTTGGGCTTTGGCTCGTTGATGACCGAAGGCACCAGCTCCTCGATGGTTGCGGCGCCGTCAATCACCATGACCGTGTCGCCCAGGCGGATCTCGTAGCGGCCATCGTCGCGCCGCTTGAAAGGCGAGGTGTCCTGATTCAGGTCGATCACGGTGGTGAGCTTGCGGCCACCGTACCAGCGGTGAGCGCTGCCGGGTTTCCAACCGTAGAGGATGGGCTCGTGCTGCCACTGGTAGTCCGAGCGGCCAAGCACCAGCGAGTCCTTGCGCCAGACCAGGCAGCCGGACAGCTTGAAGCCAGCGGCCGTGAAGGTCGCACGGAAGTTAAGCCCCTCGGTGTCAGCATGGGCCACGTAGATCGCGCCGCCAGGCTTGAGCGCGGCATAGGCGCAGGCATAAGCACCGGACAGGAAGTCGCGGAACTCTTTGTCGCCCAGGTCGTCGTTGGCAATTTTGCCAGCCTTGGTCTCATAAGCCACGTTGTAAGGCGGGTCGGTCCAGACCATGTCGGCCAGCTCGCCACGCATCAGGCGGTCGAGGTTTTCGATCGAGGTCGAGTCACCGCAGACGAGGCGATGAGGCCCGAGGATGTAGACGTCGCCCGGTTTGGTTTTGGGCTCGGCAGGCACGTCGGGCGCGTCGTCGGGGTCTTTCTCAGGCACCAGCTCGGGCGTGAGCGCGTCGATCTCCTCGAGCGAGAAGCCGGTGAGCGTGAGGTCGTAGCCCTCGGTCTTGAGGTCCGCCAGCTCTTCGGTCAGCAGTTTGACGTCCCAGCCGGAGTTAAGGGCAATCTTGTTGTCGGCCAGGATGAGGGCGCGACGTTGGGCATCGGTGAGGCCCGCCAGGATGATGCAGGGCACCTCGGTCATGCGAAGCGCAAGGGCGGCCTGCAGGCGACCGTGGCCAGCGATGATGCGGCTTTGATCGTCGATCAGCAGCGGGTTGGTGAAGCCGTACTCCTTGATCGAGCGAGACAGCTGCTCGACCTGAGCGGTGGAGTGGGTGCGTGCGTTTTTCTCATACGGCTGCAGGCCAGAGACAGGACGCACGACATAGGTGCCAAGGGATGGGTTGGTCATGGTTTCACCTCAGCGGCCAAGCGCCATGATGACCAAGACCGGCAAGCCAAGGGGCAGGACGGCATTGATGAAGATGAACCAGAAAAAATCGATGATTGCAGTCATGATGGGAATGTTACTCCTTTGTTGTGGTTTTCGCAACGCACGGGCCAAAATACCGGGCCACGTCGGCATTATCGGGAAAGTCCCGAAACAGGCGGTCGTCCAAATTGCTGCGCAAAGTGACCAGCGCCCTGTGGATCGCAAGCGCAGCCCGCGCCTCCTTGCTCGTTTTGCCGCAAGCGTTTGAAAGCAAGACTCGAAGGTCTAAAACATCGCCATTCATGGCCCGAAGTTGGTCACCCAAAGCAGCGTGCTGGGCTTCTGTAAGTTTTGGTTTCATGCGTTTCTCCAGTTGATGGTTTAGGGACACTAGGGTCACTAGGGACCCCACTTTCCTATGTGCGGATTATTTTCTATACGTGTATGCGTTTTTCTCATTCTTCTCTTTTTCTTGTTATCTATATATAAGTGTCCTAAGTGTCCCTAAGTGTCCTTTGTCTTTACAGATCAACAACTTAGCGAAGGGACACTTCGGGACACTTAGGGGCGGTTTTCCCAATCGTTGGCCTTCCAGACGGGTGGAACGTACAGCTGACGCACGCCACTGAGCTTGCGGCTGTGCTTTCCGTTCAAATCCCGGATGACGTGAGCGGCTCTTGTGGCCTCACCCTGCGAAGGAGTGTCCCTACCCAAGAGCTTCAAAACCTGGGTCGCAGACAGCCACTGCCAGTCGTATTTATCGGCCTTCCAATTGAGCCCAGAGCCGATCAATTCAGCGATCGGATCGATGACCTCAAAGTCCTTGTTGTGCTGGTTCAGATCACCCACCTCCTCGCCACTGAGGTACCACTCCTCGCCAGC